GGTTGGTCAAACAGACCCCCCGCCTGTGGGAGACACCCCATGACCCGGCAGTCGCGTAGAGTCGCCAAGGCGAGTGCCGTCGAGGAGCTGAGTCGCTTCGGGGTCGTCGCTTCCTTCCAGAAGTAGTCGTGAATCTCCGTCGCGAAATTGACGCCGCTCCTCTGGCGTGAAGCGGTTCATTTCTTTGATATGTGCATCGATCTCGTCGCCGATACGTGGATCGAGCTGGCGAAGATCGTGCGCCGTCGTGAGATTGAGCTGGCGCCCGTGCTCATCAGTGAGGTTGTGACCGACAACACACTTCTGGAAGTCGAAGAGCGACGTGGCGAAGTTCGCCATCTCCCAAGTGACTTTCTCGCCGCCGATCTGAATGCCGTCAGGATTTTCGCGTGGCGTTTCCGTCGTCATCTTGACGACGATATCCTGGCGCTCCATCGATTCGCCATAGCTCATTGTACGAATCTCGACGTAGCCGTCAGGCGGCGCAGATTGTAGTTCAAAGTGCCGGGGCTTCCCGGTCACAGTACCAACAGGCATATTGGCCTCCCTTGCCTATGCCTTGGTGATATGAAATTAGAAGAGCACCTCTTGCGTCTTGCACGCAATCTGGTACGACTTGGATACCCCGAAGTCGAAGACCGCCATCAACTCTTCGTGCGCCCGGATAAGATCGCCCTGGCTACCAGTCGTCACCGTCATCGTGTCACGCACAGCGTTGTAAAGATCGAAGATGATCTGGTTGTTTGTGCCGTTGCTCGCAAGCACTTGCAGCGTCGTGGCCGTCAACGCTTTATAGAGGTTATATTCGGCCTTGTCCTGGAAGTCGCGATCGAAGACCATCCGCGCCGTGCGCGAGCCATACTTGACATATCGTGCGCCACGGAGGCCGCCGGACTGCAAGCGGAACTGTGGCTCAGCCGCGTCATCGACGCTGAACTCAAACGTGTCAACGTCGAAGATTTGGCTCGCCGTAGGAATCTGGAAGCTGTATGTGCCAGCGCCGAACTGCGTTGGCGCCGAGAACGTCGGCACCGGCAAGGTCTGCGTTGCCTCGTCGGACCCGACCATCGAGTTCCGCATCATCAGCATACCGTCAGCGACGTTGAACGAGTATGAACCGACAACGAGGCCAGTAAAACCGAATACAATACCATTCTTCACGATGGTCAGGCTCATTGTGTTCGTTGCCGTGCCATTCGAGTTCGGCACAAACGTGTACGTGAAGTTCGGGCTCGTGCCGGTACGTGTCATCGTCGCGCGTGAGCACTTAAGGAAGTACGGAACGACCTTATCATCAGCCACAATTTCCATGTCGCCAGCCGTATTGACATTGCCTGGCACCGCTGCATAGGCATCGACGTTCTGGCGGATGTCACGTCGGAACACCGTCGCCTGCGTATGGTTGATCGTATCGCTGGTGAACGGGAAGAACTTCGTCGGCGCGTAGTACGTGTTGGCATCCGTCGCCGTATTGACGATTGGGAACGCCCCAGCGGGCGTTCCAAGCGTAGTAAGCGTCTGCGGAGACGTGCCAGTCGCCGTGAACAGTTCAGTTCCAGATGCGCCACCAGCAGCAGTCACATAGATTCGATAGCTGGTCGCGCCAGGAACCGTCACCCAAGTAAGCGTCACCGTCGAGGTCGAGCCGGTCGTCGTGACTGACTTTTCGTAGGTCACGCCGTTGTCGGCAATACCATGCGACTCGCCATTAGCATTGACGCTGGTAACGAGAAAGCGATACGTTCCAGCGGCGATAGTGCCACCAGTAGTAGCCGTTGTTACCGTCGTTAGGGTAGGAGGCGGAAGCACTTCGAGCGCAAGTCCTGCGAATGCACCGCCACCGATTCCAAAGCCCACTTAGTCCTCCTTTGCGCCCGTGGTCTTTTTGCCCACAGGGGCGGGGGACTTTACGGTGGCAGCCTTCGGCGCCTTCTCGGGCTCGTCAGATTCTTCGTGAACGTTCACGAACTGACTGCCCTTGAAAGCGTGCCACAGTATCAGTCCCGTATCAGATGCCATCACGGCCTCGTCATCTTTTGGCACGAGGTCAGCCGGGTTCACGCCTACCAATTCTGGATGGAAGGCGTAAAACGTCACCATGTCAGCATCGGTAACTTCGCGAGGGACACCATTTTTGAAGAGCCCCAAACCTGGAAGCTCGACATCCTCGCCCGGCTGAACATTCGACTGGGAAATAGTAACCAATACCTTACGCTCGCCCATATGCTTCTACCCTCCTCTCTACGCTAGTACGCGCGACTGCGCGCTGACATTGATTCTGACAGTTCGTAGTTTGGCGCCGCCACGACGGACGGTGCCGTTCTCAAGCTGGTCGGCGACGAGGTTGAACACGAGGCCGTTGAGCGTCTGTGGTCCCTGTGTGACAGGGTCGCGCGCGATGATCTCGTCCACGACGCGCTCAGCGCGCTGCATTGCCTCCGTCGCGAGCTTGTCCTCGGTAACGATCTTGGCGAAGTAGTAGTACACGATCAGCTCATGCTGCATGGTATACATCATGCCGGTTTCGTTGAGCTGGCGGCGCGTGCGCAGTGGGGCAACAGCAGCGCTTGGGAATGCATCGACACGCGGCGGCTCATCTTTGTAGACGCGCTTCAATTCGAGCGTGCCAGATGCGGCTTCCAGAAGTTCAATGAGTCCCGCAGCGACATCGCTGAGATGCGGAGTCTGCTGATACATCGTGCTCATAGGAACCGCCGAACACGCCTGAGCCAGTTCACTATTATGTGCCCACTCACCCAGCGCTGGAAGATGTCTTCAACGGCATCGACATCTTCGGTGCTCGCGCGCACAAATGGCCGCGCAGGAACACCCTCGCCGAGCTGGTGGAAGCGGCCATATCTCGCATTGGCGGGAAGATTGGCAAAGAACGCCTCATCAGACGTGAATTGCCAACGCGCCCGCCGAGTTGCCGCTGAGAACAGCGTACCACTTTCAACAAGAATATCTTGGGGATCTCCGCCGAGAGTACCTTCGCGTTCGCGACGACGAATCGTCTCTTCGCTATGCGGTTCCCACGGCGGGTCGCCACCAACCTCAAACTGATGCGCAATCGCTGGAATCATCACGTGATCGACAGCTTGACGTAGCGGCTGTCGGTAGGTACGGAAGCCGCGAGCGACCGCGCTGAGATCGCGCCCGATGATCCGAGCGCTTGGCGCGAACTCAACATCAAACCCGATCATCAGAAGTCCATTGCCATCGTGAACTTCCGTTCCTCGCTGCCTTCTTCGCCAATCTTGATGCCGAGTGCGTTGTAGATCGCGCTGCGACCAGTGTTATCGTCTGGATAGAACTTTGGTCGTGCGAAGTCGGCAATCAGCACGTCGAGCGCATCGAAGAGGACGAGCTTGCCATCAACGATCCAATCGACGCGGTTCCATGCGATGCCCTCAAGCTTATTTGCGTAGCGGTTACCGGCATCTTCGGTTTCGCTGTAGACTTTGTTGTAGCGGTTTGCTGCAACAAGCATGGCGATGATTTTACGTACGACGGCCGGCGTGGTTGAGGGGGTATCCCACGCCGACACGTCGTACGCAGTGGCGATTCGCGCCAGGACCGTTGGCGCGATCTCGTCATCCTCGGGCAGCGGATCGTTCTCGGGAATCAGCAGCTTGTCAGGGTCCAGCCAGTGCTGGACTTCTGCCACGCTGACGTGCGCCATAGCCTGTGGCTATCCCTTCTTTGCAGCCGGAGCAGCGACCTTCGAGCCGGTGGCTGCTGCCGTGCCAGCCTTGACCTCGTTGACGACGCTATTAACGTCCTCCTCCTCGACAGCAGGCTTGGTAACGTCGCTGGCCTGTTCGCTAAGCTGTGCCGTGCGAACCTCGCCAACGCCCGCGACGTGCTGAAGTCGCGCAACCGCTGCCTCGGCTTCAAGCTGCGCCACGCGAGCTTCCTCGCGCGCCACGTCAGCCGCAGCAAGCGCATCCCAAACGCGCTTGGGGACAATAGCACCGTTCTGGAGTGCAACAGCGATATCCGTCTCCGTCCAAATCGCTACGTCGAGTTCGTCACCGCGCTCGTACCAAACCTCCTCGTAGGCGTCACCTTTATACCCGCCATGATGGATATTGCCGGTTGCAACGTACGCCTGCGCCGCCATTACGCAACCGCCGCCTTAATGACGTAACCTGCAATGGCCTTGCTAGACGAGTCCAGCGCAGCGAACCGCAGATCATACCGGCGCTGCACACGAACGATATCGCTCTTGCGCTTGTTCTCGCGCCAACGGTCGGTGACCATCGGCAGGTTGCCGCTGTAGCCCCAGTTGAATTCGTACGCGAACGCCGGCTGGCGCAGGCGTGGAGCATCAGGCACCCACGCGAGTACAACGTCCTTGCCCCACAGATAGCTCAGCGAAACCACCTGGCCGAGCGCGGCGCTGTTGATGCCAGCGGAGGGGACCGTCACACGCGGGAGTCCAAAAATCGAAGCGATGATGTCAGGCGTCAGGATGCCGCGTTCGCTGTACTTGATCCGCTCAATGAAGTCCGGGTGGTCTTCGAGCGTGGACATCACCGAATATGGAATCACAGCGTAGTTCGGGTCCATGAAAATCTGCGCGTTGATCATACGGATTGCAACACGCACATTCGCGATGGGATTGGAGTTGACGTAGTCCTCCCATCGTTGTGTACCAGTCAACGAGTTGGACATGCCGGTGGCGTAGTTAGCCGCAGTCGTGACCATGTTCTTGATCGCGACCTCGCGCCCGAGCAGAATCTTCGCGGTGACAAGCTCGGTGCCATCGCGGTCGGGCGAGAATGGCGAGTCAGCGTTCTCGCGCTCCTCGTCAGTAACCGCGATCT